GGCCTTGGCGGTGAACCGACACTGGAGAACTGCGCCGTGCTGTGTGGCAAGTGCCATCGCATCAAGACGCATGAGGAAGACCGCCCCGTTATGGCGAAAGCGGATCGTCAGAAGAAAGCCGCCGCTGGCATCAAGCGGAAGTACAAGTGGCCGAAGAGGAAGATGCAGCGTGAAACTGTATAGCCCCGAAGAAGTCCAGGCGATGTTCCCCGACAATCGCCGCCCGTCTCTCAAGCGCCTGATTGCCAAGGCCAAGGAAGCAGGCTGTTGCTGCAAGCTGGGCCGGGGAATAGGCTTCACACCGGAACAAGTTCAGACGTTCCTTGGATACCTCACATGCTCCGTATCAAGAAATACCCCACCCGCTCAAAGAACTGGTTCGTCCGTGGGACGGTTGGCGGGGTCATCATATTTGAAAGCACGGGAACTGCTGACCGGGGCCAAGCGGAACGCTACCGCCTCAAGCGCGAACGGGAAGTCTATGACGCCGCCCGACTCGGACAAGTCAAAGACGCAACCTTTGCTGATGCCGTCACCGTCTACCTGAACAAGGGAAAAGGGGGCCGCTTCTTGGCCCAGCTACTTGACCACTTCAAGGAAACACCATTGCCACAGATTGGACAGATTGAGATTGATGAAGCCGCGCGGGTTCTGTACCCGGACGCCAAGGCTTCCACGCTCAACCGTCAGGTATACGGTCCAGTTGTTGCCATCCTGCGCGCTGCCGCAAAGGCAAGGTTGCCGGGGGCCACGGCACCGATGATTGACCGCCGCCATGAACAGAAGCCGGAAATTACCCCAGCCGATGACAAGCACCTTGACGCCCTATTGCCGCATCTGCCGGAAGGGCTTGCCGCACTCATAACCCTGATGACCTACACGGGCCTTCGGACGGGCGAGGCGCTGTCAATCCGGCCAGAGCATGTGCGGGATGGTTTCGCACTTGCGGGACGGACCAAGAATGGAGAACCGCGCCTCACGCCCGTTCCAGAGGGCTGGGAGTACCCTTCCGGGGGATGGGGCTACAACACCACCCAAGGCGTAGGGAAGGCCCTCAGACGCGCCCACAAGGCCGCTGGGCTACCATACCGGGACGGGCATGAATTGGGCCGTCACGCCTTTGCAGCGCGGTTCCTGAAGGCCGGGGGCAGTATCAAGCGGCTGAAGGAAGCCGGGGGCTGGAAAAAGCTGCAAGTGGTGGATGAAAGTTATGGACACTTGGAGATGACGGACGTTCACGACTTTATGCGTGAACTTTCCAGAAAGCGTGCGAAATCCGTGAACCCAAGTGGCAGCAAATGAAAATGTTCAATTATATCAATAAAAAAGGGCCGCAAGTGAAACACCCAGCGGCCCAAGTCTAGGGAGGAAATTACGTGGAAAAAGCAACGGGAACGGCCCATTTAGCGAACAGACACGGCACAATTGGCCCCTTTTGTTCCCGTTTACGTCAGTCTTGTTTTGAAAAAGTGTGCCGAAATACGTGTACCCATAGGAGGCCCGTGATGAATAACCCCGAGCGGGAAGACCACTGTGACAAAACTGGCCCGCAGCTAGGAAATGAACCGAGCGGGATTGCCGCCTGGCTGATCCGGCAGGCCCAGCAGTTTGAGGACCAGCACGCGCCGCAGCACCTGACGATTGGGTTGAGAGAGGCGGCTGGGGAGATCGAACGTCTGAACCGCGAGCTGGATGATGTCTGGGACGCCCTAGCTATCCAGCGGGAGGACAACGCCAGCTTTGGCGATGCGTTTAAACGGCAAGCCGCCGAGATTGAGCGGCTGCGGGCGAAGCTGGCGCTGTTTGCGTGTGACTGCGCGGTTAGCGAGCGGTGCGCCGTGCCAGACAACTGCCGCAATTTTCAGGCTCGTAGAATGTTGGAGGCTAACAATGATTGACCCTGCACAGATACCGGGCGAGGTGGTGGAGGCGGCTTTATGGGCTTACAACTACGCATCCAGAGATTGTTACACGGCGGAAGAACAGGACATTGCTACCGCCATCGCAGCAGCCCTCAATGCGTGGCCGGGGGCGCGAAAAGATTGGACAACTGCGCTCGCTGATGAAGTTGCTCTCATCCTCCCCCTGCCGCAGGAGGCGCGTGATGACTGACATTGTGGAGAGGCTGCGGGCGCACAAAGTACCGCAAATGCACGAAGCTGCCGCCGAGATCGAACGGCTGCGGGACGAGGTGGAGCGGCTGTCCAATGCTAACGACCAAGTGTGGGCTGACAACGAACGGCTGCGGGCGGCGCTGTTGAAGATCAAGCGTGGTTCAGTATGGAACTGCGACATTGAAGCATTCATCGACGCAGCCCTCGCAGAGGAGAAGAAGGATGACCTCTGACCGCCGCGCCGCGCTGGTGGAGAAGGTGGCTAGGGCCATCAGCAATCCAAACGGCTTTGAGGACAATTGGAAGTTCTGGACTGGGGAAGCTGAAATCGCCGTCGACCTCATCCTCGCCGAGGTGCTGGAGGAAGCGGCGTTTCTGAGGCTAGAAAGGCCATCCTGATCTACGCCCGATCCCTGCGCTACTACTAGCCCTTCGGGGGCAGTCCCAGCCGCTTCCTGCGCCATTCATCGCCCCTGCCCGCCCGTTCGGCCTTGCGCCATTCAACTTCCTCTTGCGGGGTCATGCGCTTGGACAGGATAGCCAAAATCTGAGGCCAAGCCTTTGTTGCCAGTTCCCTGACAACCTCCCCCCAGAATGCCGGGGTTCGCATCACCAAAAAAGAAGCGGCCCCCACACCAATGAGGACCGCCACGATAAGAGCAAATACTATTACGCCTTCCGACATTAGGCCGCAGCCTTGCCCTTCTGCCAGAACACCCACCAGGCGATGCCGCCCAGCGAGACAATGGCACCCGTGAGGGTAACGCCCATTTCGGCAGTAATAAGGCCCTTGCTGACAAGCATGCCCGCAACCACTTGCATAATGATGCGGATAAACTGCTGGATTGTGTCCCAATTCATATTCGTACTCCTAAGCTTCGTTTGTTGAGAGGGAGCCGCTGGCTGCAAGTTTCACGGGCTTGACATTGACAGGCTCGTTCACCCTCCAGGGGCAGCGGCGAATGCCCAAGAGGCGGTTCTTTGCAATGCGCTTAATCATCACGCGGTCAGACTGATTGCCGCCCAGAACGTGATAGGCGGAAGCGTCCTCGCCTACGTACAGGCCCACATGCCCGCTACCCGATCCACGCGAGAACACCAGAACGTCACCAAGGCCAGCTTCCCGTTGCGGAGTGCCAAAGTTCAGCCAGTTCCGCGCCCAGAGCGGGTTGTAGGGGTCATCCCATCCGGCCTGCTTGGCAACGTAACTCATCCAAAGCCCGCACCACGCCGTAGCGTCTGCCTTGTAAACGCGGTCTAGGCCCACATCCTGCGCCCATTTAAGAATTGACGGGTTAGACCCCGGCCCCGGCTTTTCTGCCGTCCCGTAGGTCTTGACGGCCTCGACGAGGATGCGTGGCCCCACTTCCTTTTTAAGCCACTGGTATTGCGGGGGGAGTTCGGTCAAAGGTCTATCCCTTCCTTTGGCTGGTCTACAAACGTCCAAGACTCGCCCGCCGTAATCAGGCACGTAACTCCGCCCGGACGCCGGATGGTGATTGAGAACGTTCCCGTCTTGGGGTTGGTGAAAATCAGGACAGGCGTGTTGCCGTTCGCTAGGCCCGCAATCGATGGCGTCTCGCCAAAGTTGGCCTTGAGCATGTCAGTCATCTGCTTCGTCGGGCCGCAGGGGGTCAGGGTCGGTGCCTGTGCAGCCGCAGCAGTGGCGAGCCAGAAAATAATCACCATCACCATAGTCAGGAGGAAACAGCCAATCGCCACTGCACTGTCATTGGATTGGTGGCTCATGGCGAACCCTCCCTAACCGTTAGGTGGTGCAAACAGGCAATAGATGCCCTGACGGTCATCGCCGCGATAAGCGCCCATGATGCAGATGTGCCAGTTGCCATCCTCAGACGGCTGCACACGGTCCCAGATGACCAGCGCATCGATGGGAAGCAGTGAATGTGGGTTAATCAGTTTGCTGCGCTCCAGCGACAGCCTCACACGCAGGCCGTTTGCCTCCGCTGATATTTCCCCCGGCTGGATTGCCCACATGGCGCAATCGTTCCCGCCACAGCAGGAGTTGTGATAAACGGGGTCAGACTTGTTGGAGTACCAAGAGTGAGCCTTAGCGGCTCCACATGAGATGCCGAGAGAAAGGGCCGTCAGGGTTAGGAATGTCGCTGCTTTCATCCGGGTCCATTTCCATGATGGTTACGTTGGCCCTGGATGCAGTCTTTTTATGATTGAACTCATTGAAGACGATTAGATCGGCATAGCCAGAAAGGTCCACCCAATGGTCCTTCTCCGGTGAGCCGCAGACAATGCGAGCGAGTTTCGTGCAAATGAGGTCCAGACTTTCCCGCTGCATCAGCGAGAGATTGTCATGCGTTGGACCGTCCTGAAGAATGGCCTTGAGAGCCTGAGAGATGCGGGCGACATTGGTGTACTCGCCGTGCGTTTTCTGACGTTCTTTCAGAATGCTCATGCTGCTTTTTTGACTGCCTTTTGCGGCGATAATTTGACCGTGTGCTGACTAATTTCTTTTCCACGAAAATAACACACGCCATCTTGCACAGCGGCCAACTCAGGCGGGAGCAACTTGCCACGATGGAATGACGCAACCGCAAAGCCAGACCCCCAATTAAACGGGTTGTCTTCGCCATAGATGAACTTGTCCACATCGGGGCCAAAGTCACTGAGCGTTCCACAGTCCACGCCATAGCGCCTTGCACGGTAGTCGGTCAGCGGCGTGACGCAGAGGCGGTGAATATGGTTTGTGAAGATGTTGAAACCGCTCTTGAGCGTATTGTTCCACGTGGCATGGACGCCGTTGTGCCAGCGGTGCTTCACCATTGTATCGTCGTTGATCTGCGTAGACCAAGCGAAATTCCAGTCGCTGAAGTGGTCAGGCAAGTCGGTCCCATGAACCCCAACATATTCGCCTGCCGTCTGCGCCAAACGGGCCGAAAATCGAGTGTCGTGGTTGCCCATATTCCAGACCAGCTTGGCCTTGTCAGGCGCAACGCTGGCAATCTCGCCCAACATCTCCTGACAGTAGGCCAGTTCATCGGCAACCTCTGGCATCTTGGCCCATGAGGTCGCTGGGTGCCGTGAGATGCGAGCGCCATCGAAGGCGTCACCGTTGCAGATGATTACATCCGGCTTCAGGTCTTTGATGGTCTGGATCAGCGCCTGATGGGCAATGGACCTGTCTCCAGGCCAATAGTGAGCGTCACCGAAGATGACCGCAACGCAGTCTGGAAGGTCGAGCGTGATGCGATGGCCTGTGCGGTCTACGTGGTTCCGTGGCCGCTTGCTGCGGGCCTCATCCGCTGCGTCAAGGATGAGCCCGTGCCGTTCCTCAATTGCCGCCCGCCTGCGATAGACTTGGCGAACGTCAATGCCGAGGGCTTCCGAGACACGCGCGGGAGAGCCAAGACGCTTCCAACAGGAAATGAACTCTTCGTCGCTGACCTTGAGTGGCATTAAAACTCCTACTCTTCGCGCCTATATCCGAGCCGCCAAAGAAGATCGGCAAGGGTAATCCCGGCTTGGTTGACCGCCTCTTCGGAAAGGTCGGGGAAAAGACAATGCAGGCCCTCATGGATCGCTATGTCCATATGGGTTTTGTCTTCGAGAAAAGGGTCTATCTCAATGCGGAAACCGGGACGCGAAAGGCCCCAACAGCCTTTATTCCGCTTATGCGTAAAGCGGATACGGCGCATTTACTTACCCTTGGAAACACGCGACCAGATTTGTACGCCAAGCCACATGCAGCCAAGGACAGGCATCAACAAAGCGGCAAGCGTAGATATTTCGGAAAGCCAATAATAGATGGTTGGATTGATGCCTGTAATAACGGCAAGAATAGCTATAGCGTCCGTGATGCGCTCCATGACCTCACCATGCAAAAACTTGAGAAACCGAGCAGGCATCGCAGTGTTTCCCTACGCGACCAGATGAACGACAAGCACCAAACAACAAGCGATGAAGGGCGCGGCAATGCCTTTCCAATCGAAGGGCAAGCCGCTTTCCCATTGTGTGTATTCCCGCCCCGCGTAGAAGGCCACGCCTGCCGCAAGGCCAGCGGTGAGGCCAAGCGGCCACCACAGGACGGCTGCGATAATCAGCGCAATCACCGCATGGCAGAGGTAGTATCGCGGGAGCGGGCAGTTCATTACGAGGTGACTGCCTTGATGATTGCGAAGTTGATCTGTACGGCATCAGTCAAAGAACCGCCCGTTTCATTCTTGAGGGCAACGATGAACGACCCAGCGGCGTTATTGTAAACGCGGCCAGAGTAGTTGCCATTTGTCACATTGATTATGACCGTATCAGACGCCGCCATCGTGGAATTTGTAACGGTGAACGTCGCAGTGCCTCCACCTGCAAGCGCAGAGTTATTGGTTGTGATAGCCCCGTTAGTTTTGTTCAGCGTGACGCTCGTGCCCTTGGAGGTGATCTGCGTAACCGTGCCGCCGCTACCCGTGCCGTAGCCGAGGCCACCCGTGGAGACGTTTAGAATGTCACCCGATGCGTTGATGCTTAGTCTGATTGTTCCTGATGTTTCCAACAGCAAGGGGCCATAACCACCGGAAATGAACCCTGCGCCAATGCCTGCGCCATTTGCACCCGACACGCCCGATGCGTAGCCATATAGAACCGCCTGTGGGGAGCCTGAACTGCCGCCAGTGACGCGAAATTGAGCCGTGGTAGCAGCAGCAGAAAAGACGTTGAAGGTAGCAGCAGCCGCGCCGTTGACACCAAGCCCCGTGCTGTCTACGCGCCAACGCTCAGCGCCACCCGTGCTGGCCGCAATCGTATCAGCAGCCGGAAACCAGAAGCCCGTGTTGGTGTCGCCATTGGTGGTGATGGACGGCGCTGAAACAGACCCAGCCGGGAATGCGTCAATGCCACGGTTCACCCACACGAAGCAGTCGTTGGCCGTATTGTAGGCAACCTCGATGAACATGCCGGAAACCATTTCGGATGCCGTCAGGTTGGTGAGGGTGCCGGATACGTCCTTCTTGATGGTCTTCGCACCGAGGCTGTTGACGTTCAGCGTGGCGGTGGTCGTGTTCGTGGTATTGGCGATGAAGGCAAACCGCTGGCCGTTGTAGTGCGCGGCAGGGGCTACGGAATAGGTCAGGGTCTTCGCGTCACTGGTTCCGCCTGCGGTTAAAGTGTAACTGCGCCAGTTCCATTCACGGGTGACGGCCCCCTGGAGCGCACGGCCAGCATCGTCCAGCGTGGACGGGGCTGCGGCACCGGACCACGAAGGCATGGTCCCGGTAGCGTTCGAGGCGTCTGTTTGACTGAAGGTTGCAGAGCCAAAATCAGGCATCGGGTAACTCCGAATAGGCCGCTTCACAGCGGGCGGGGAATGGGGTATGAGGTGAGGATGAAAGCCCTACAGGTCTTGCTGTTTTTAGTTGGCGGTTGCCTTGCCATCTATGCCGGGATTGACAATGGATATGCGGTTGCATTCAGCGGAATGCTGTTTGCTTTCCTTGGCTCCGTAATTGTTCCCGAAGCAGTAGCGTCCTTAACGCCCTCCAAGAAGAGCAGGGCCAGCGGAAACAAGGACGGGGTTGATGGCTTGGGCGATGACCGTCTTTAGCGGGTGCCCCTTTGGAAGTTTGGACGAATAGTCCATAAGCCTCCTGACGGCCTTATCGCGCTCTGGTCCTGTTTTGGTCAGAAGCGCGGCAGCATCCGCCGACAACTGAGAGCGATTGCGAGAAATAGCACCTCTCGTCAAAGCATCACCTAGCTTTACAGCCGCAGCAATAGGCGCTCCTAAGAGACTTGTCTGCATAAGTTGCCCATATTGCGGGCCACCCAAAAGGGGGCTTGGGAACTCAGCCTGTCCTGCCTGTGCTTCAGCAGTAACGCTGTTGCTTGTTACGCGGTTGCCTTGCGCCGCAAACAAGTCTTCTCGATTTGCCATTTTCTGCACAGTGTCAGATGCGTCAGGGCCAGCAATAGATTTTATCCGAGCAAGGTTGTTTCCGGTTGCAATAGCATCTCCCATTGCCTTGCCATCATTCTGGTTGTTCCGCACATCACCCAGCAACGTCTTGCCGCGACGAGACAACCCCTGCAACATCGCCGTCGTTTCCTCAAGCGTTAGATTGGGGTTAGCCAGTAGTGCGTCAAACGCTTCAGGCTCTATATAACTATCACCTCTGCCCAACAGCTTTTTATTGCCAAGGTCAAAAGCATTCTTGGTTTTCTCAGCGGAACTCCAGATTGTGTCAGCGGCTTTAAGCGTGTCATCCTCATGGAGCACTTCGTTGATAGTTTGCCGAATAGCTAAGAGCTTTCGACCAAGTGAAGTACGACTACCAACCTTAAACAAGTCATCGCCGGGATTTACCGTGTATTCCTTGCCAATCTTTTCAATTTCTTCACTGATCTTTTGCCTAACGTTGACAAGATCACCTGCATCACTGATGTAAGATTTTCCAGAAACGCGGGTTCTCATACCGGATCGAGGATCAATCACCACCTTGGCCCCACGCGGGTCAATTAGCATGTTTTCAATGTTATTGATAACGGCGCGGGCTTCGGTGTCATTCCCCGCTTTCAGCAACTGTTCGCCAATAGCTGTTTTGACAGGAGCGGGATTGACGGCGCGACCTTTGGCGACTTCGTAAATGCTGCCCGTTCCGGCCTTTGTTGCCTGCGTCTGAAGCTCCCTTTCAAACCGAGAAACAGAAGTACCAATTGAATTTTCCCAATCTGTCAGTGCTCGCCGACCAGACCCGTCAAGTTGTTCTGTAACAGCGTTCTTGAGAATGGCGGAACCTTCTCCAGGCTGTTTAGCAATCGTCACCGCTTGACTAAGCGGGCGTTCACCAAGGTTGAATAGCATGGCTTCATTGCCAAGCTCATCGCCACGGGCCAATGCCCTGCCAACATTGCCGCCAAAGCTGTCGTTGAGCGCATTACCAACGCGGGCCTGCGCCTTTGGAGAAATATCCGCAATCGGCGCGGATGGCTTGCCTGCCCAATTGTTGAGGCCAGCGCCAAAAAGACTACCGCCAAGACCGCCGACAAATCGGGCATATGGCTCAAACCAAGTTCCCTCAGATACTTGGCCCGCTGTCTCAGATGTGCCAGCACCAAAAATCATTGGCAGAACGCCACTCTTCACGGCCTGAACAGTTGTTTTTCCGGGGCCAGTCAGCAGGCCGGGAATCCAGTTGCCCAAAGTCCCGGCATAGTCTTCGACCGTCCCCTGGGACTGATAGTAAGGCCCCGTCACATCCTCTTGAATTTTAGCTTGAACATCACCCCCACGGCGCGGGGTTCCAACGCCCACAGCGGCGCGGGTCTGTCGCAATGCATCCATCTGCTCCGGGGTCACGCCCATCCAGCCTGCCGCCTTGTCTTCAGCAAGGGCCGGGAGTTCTGACAGGGTGTTTATAAGGCTGACCGACCCCTGCCCAATGTTGCTGACAAAGTTGCGAGCAACACCGCCGACCGTGCTACCAGCGCGTTCAGGCTGTACGGCATCCCCACCCTGCGCCCGCAGACGCCGAATTTCATTGGCAAGGATAGTGGCCGAAGCAGTATCTTTGGCCGCATCAGCCTTGAGAAGGGCGTCTTCAAGTTCTTTAAGAGTAGCCATTAATTACCCCTACTGCTGCGGCTGGGCCGGATATTTACTTAGAACGTCATCAACGGTGGTGCCGGAACCACCCGTTGCCGCAATCAGCGCCTTGATTTGAGGATCAAGGATTGATTTGCGGTTTAGTTCGCCAAGCTGCTTGCGAGCCTCTACAGCGGAAATTTCGCCATTCGCGTAGGCATTCACAATGTCGCCGCGTTGAATGTTGATCTGGGCCTTGCGTTGCAGCATTGCTGAAATGACCGCATTGCCCTCTGGAAGATTCTGAAGTTTGGGAAGGCTATTAAGAAAGCCATTGTATTCAACGTCTGACGTACTACCAGAACCGGGAGCGCGGAGGGTCGGAGCAACACGGCTAACAATAGACTGATACGCCGCGCCCGCAGATGAGAACCCAGGAAATGCCTGCGCCAAGCGGCCTGAAACAGGCCCCTGCGGTGCGACCTTCGACAATTCATCAAGTGCCTGCAAATCTTGAACAAGACCACCAGAAACATCCGCCCCCTTCTGGTAATCACTCCATGTCGTTCCTTCATTTTTCGACAATTCAGTTCTCAATTTACCGTCAGGCGGTTCGCCGTTCGGCATGACGTTAATGGTAGGAGCACCCGTGGAAATCAGTTTCGGACCAGACTTCGTGATGACAAGCGGAGCATCAGCACCAACGCCAAGCTGCTGTTTTTCTTCTGATGACGCATAGCGCCAGCCATTGCTATCATCCACTGGATCAGGGAAATACTTGTTCTTCACATAGCCCGGAATGACGGCATTCGGGAACGCCTTAGCCATAGATTGCATTTCAGGCGGAAGGCCCGCGATAGCCGCAGACTGTGCCTCTTCCTCTGCCTGCTTGGCCGCTGCTTCTTCCTCGCGCTGCTGCTGCTGGTAGTCGTATTCCTGCTTGCGCTGGTTCATGGCATAGCCAGCCACTGCCTGCCGCTGATAGTCATCAATGCCCTGCTGACCGCCCGCAATACCGCCCGTAGCCCACGCACCGGGTTTGCCAGACGCAAGGCCCATGCCCACGCCTGCGAGGTTGCCGCCAAGCCAAGACAATGCCTCGCGCTTCGGGTCATAATAATCACCCAAGAGCGACTGATAGGGGTCTGGCTGCTGCGGGGTGAACGCGCCGAGAAGCGACTTAAAGGGATTTGAATATGCCATGCCTGTTGCTCCTCAATAGAACCCTTGGCCGCCCATGCCGCCGCCACCGCCGAAGACCTTCATGGCCTGCCCTGCGTTGCCGAGGACATAGCCGCCGACTTGCTGGAACATCGAAGGCTGCGGCGTCTGCGTCTTGCCGACAGTCGTGCCGCCGTAGTTGCCACCGATGTTATTCTGATACTGGCCGAGCTTGTTGTAGGGAAGCTGCTGGTAGTAATCCCACCGCGCCGCAGCGTCATTGAGTTCCTGCTGGCCCAACTGCTGCTGCTGACCGCCGATATTCGACAGGGCATTGATGTCGGTCCAATCGTTCGCCGCAAAGGTCGGAGCCATGCTTGCCGCCTGCCCCATGCGGTCAAGGCCGCTCTGGTACTGCTGCGAGGCATACGGCGAGTAAGCCTCAGTCAGGGCGCGGGTTGCCGTGTCGGTCTGGAGGTTGGAGCCGTAGCGGCCAGAACCCATGAACTGAGAGTTCACCGAGGGCAGAACCTTGGACTGAATGTTCTGGTAGACCTGATCTGAATAAGGGTTGCTGTTGAGGTACTTGCCCGACATGAAGTCGCTGTTGACGCCTTCCGCCTGCCGCATCGAGGCGTTGCCGCCAAGCGCCCGCTGCGTACCAAGCTGCTGTGCCTGCTGCTGCGTGGGGCTGAAGCCTGCAACGGTGGAGCCAGGATAGTACTGCGGCCCCGTAGACTGATAAAGCCGCGTAGCCTCGTCCATGCCATACTTAAGGTAAGGCGTCTGCGGCCCCCACGGCTCTGACTTGGTTGTCTGTTTGGTGGTATTGTTACCGGATGAATCGCTCATGCTTAAATGTCCTTCACAAGCGTGACTGTTTTGATTTTGTAGTCGGGAAGCAAGCGGCCCCAGCCCTTACGGCCACGGTCAATCAACATGGCATTGCAGCCTTTTTCCTTCGCCCACGCTTCAATGGTTTCGAGAAAATACATCCAATTATTTAGACCACGGCCACCCGTGAGCCAAATATTGCAGTAAAGGCATCCACCGCGACGAACCAGTTCCGTGACGCAAGCCACCTGAATTTCGTTGTGGTCAAAGCCGATCCACAACTGTGCATCCTTGGCGAAAATTGCGGTCAACACGCTCTCGATTGTCGTGCCATCGGTCAACGCCGGGATGAGCAGCGGGGCGCAGTCCTTCCAGACGAGGCCGAGGTCATCAGCGAGGACACCTTGGCAGGGAATGCGTTTAGCGTTTGGCATATTCGTTAGCCCAGCACAGCGAAACGGAATGTGCGGTCCACTTGGGCGTTATTGGCATGAGTAACCACCATGCTTCCGTTGCCCATGTTGGCGTCTGTGATGTACATCGTCCCGGCAGCAAGTTCGGCTGCGGCATTGGCTGTACGGGGGTGCCACACGATGACGGACTGAGGCGACACGCGAATGTCGGTCACGGCTGTGGAAGCAGCGCCAGCCGTCAGTGTCAGTTCACCCACGACCTCTAATTTTCCCGACCTAATCTGCTGTAGGACTTCGTACATGCGCCGCGAAAACGGGTCATTCGGCGGGGGCGGAAAGTGAAGGAAGGAGCGAATAGTCATTGCCTCACCCCTTCGCGCTGGACAACATTTCCGCGACCGTCCAATTCGGCGCTTCCTTCGCTAGAACCTCAAGGCTCTTGCCAGCGGAAGCCGCCCGCCTCTCTTCCGCCGCAAGCATCGCAGTCGCCCTTGCCTTAGCGCCCGCAACGTCAGTGGCCGTGTAGGGAAATGCCGGATAGCCCTGCGCCGCCAATGCCTGACGCCAGCGGTCAAATGCGCTCGCGTTCGGCATGTCCAGCGGCGTGTCCAGCCCCGTCACCTTGTCGAGGAAGAAGTGCCAGTCATCGCTGGTGGCATCCACAAGAGTGGGGAACCACTTGAGCGCAAACGGGGCAAAGTCGCGGCGGTCTGTGTTCATTGCCATTACTTCTTGAAGGGGTCGCCGTACTTCTTCGGGTCAAACCGCTGCGGGTACGGATACGGAGTCGGTTCAGGCGGTGTGAATGCCCACGACTGCGAATACTGCGGGAACGTCCAAGCGAACTTGCCGCTACCGCTGCCATCACCGTTCGGGTCGTTCGGATCAAACGGGGGAAGTGCGGGGTCTTCGATCTGCGGGCCACCGCCGCCCATGCCGTTAGGGGGCGTTGTGCCAGACAGGTAGACAGACTGCCTGCCGGGGTCGATGGTCATCCAATTGCCGCCGCGCTTCTGCTGCCACGGCATGCCCGTAGCGGCACCAAAGAGGCCGCCGAGGCCGCTGCCGCCAGAGTTCTGAAGCGCCCACTTGATCTGCTTCGGGTCGAAGGGGTTGTACCTCATTGGGGTCTTAGCCATGTGATTGCTCCTTACCAGCCACGCTGACCGGGGCCACGGCTTCCGGGGTTGTAGCCACCGTTAATGTAGCCGCCGCCGTAGCCGTTCGTTCCGGGGCTTGCGTAACCGGGAACGCCCATGCCGCCAGCCATGCCGCCAAGAGAACGCGGCGTCCGGTTCGTGTGATCCATAAGCGTTGAAATGTCGTTGTCGAGGGCGTTGGGGGGTGACACTGCGCTAGGTGTCTGACCAGTCCACGGGCCAACTGGCTGGTCATTCCAACCATAGCGGTTGTTAATCATGCCTCGAAAGTTGGCGAGGCCACCCAGATAGTTCTGGTTGAAAACATTGGGCGTGTAGGGCGGAACATCCTCAACCGCCATCACGTTCTCAGGAACCGGATTGACGCCAGCGACAGACGCCGGGGTCGGCGTACCGAGAAGGCCGGGATTGGCAGGGCGATTGAGCGGGCCGCGTGTGACACTAGCCTGCGGGCGAACGCCAAATGCGCTGGAGTTCAGCGCAAAGCCACCGGGACGGCCAAAGGCCATGCCGCCGAACATCGTGTTGCCCGTGGTCAGGCCCGTACGGTTGCCATAGCCGCCGTTGCGGGCCGCTCCACCGCCTCCCATGCCTGCACCCATGCCGCCGCCCAGACCCCCGTTGCCGAGGCCCCCAGCGCGGCCAGAACCGCCCCTGTATGTGCTTGAACCGCTTTCAGCGTCACGTGCCGACATGCGAATTACTCCTGAGAATTAACGCCGTCCAACGGCAGAAAAGTTGAGGTCATCCACGCCGCGAGCAAAGTTCCAGAGATTGCCCGCAGGAATGGTAATCCGCGCCCTGTGATAGCGCCCGTTCACCCGCGCATTGCAGATGCCATAGGCATTCACCGCGATGGGCGAGCCGTAGGTCACAGGCTCGTTGAGATGGTTGCGCTTGCCTACCGTCAGGGACGGGGAAACCGTCTGGCCTTCCACGATGGGGCGCAGACCCTTGAGAAGCGAACGGCCCCCAGGCGTCAGTTGCGTGTCACCCGTCTCAATGGTCGCCGCAAGGTTGGCTGCTGAGAAATAGCCCTGACGGTGCAGGGTATCGAAGCCCGACAGGAGCAGACGGCCAGAACCAGCCCAGAAGCGGCTGTCCACCGGGAACGGAAGCCCGTCAACCGTGGCTGACGCCGCGTCCATGCCGTCAATGGTGTAGGTGTTCTGCGTTGCGGCAGGATAAAGCATCTCATGAGTGACGGTGGCGTGGGACCACTGCCCCGTGGGCCAGTGATAGATCGCCACTTGGTCAGGCGTACCCGGAGACGGCGCGTTGATGGACGGGAAGCCCATCACGTACAGCTTGTTGATGGGGTCGATTGCCGAGGTGACGCGGTGCAGGAAGCTGGCGTCAATGTTTTCTTCAATCCAGCGGTCAACCTTCTCGACGCCAATCGGGACAATCTCAGACCCGCCCCGGATCATATACATGCCGTCATCGCCAAGGAAGAACGCGAAATTCTCAAAGGCGGCGATGGAACCGTCAGCACGGCAACCGAGGAAGTTGGCAATCTTGTCGAAGCGGAACGCGGTGGGCGGGCCTTCAAACGACATGCGGGTAATGGCACGTTCTTGGAAGACGATGCCAAATTCGCCACCAACGAAGCCCATGATGGACCCGCCATCGGGCAAATCCTGGTAATCCGAAAGCGTGGTGGCCGAGGCTACCCAATCCGCAATGTCACCGATGGCAGACCAGCGAACGCGGTTGTTCTCCGATGAGGTCTTGGCGAGAACACCAAATTCACGAATAGCGCCCGCGAAGTATGCCGCAGGGGGCGTACCGCCAAGGGCTGCGAAGTTGGTCGAGACACCCAACTGGAACACCTGAACGGCATCGTTCCCGTTGGTCGCAATCACGTAATCGCCGTATTGGGCGAATGACCACTTGCTGTCAGCGGCTACGGCATAGGCACCGCCAACCGTGCGGGATACGTCAGACCACGACAGGCCATCCGTAGCCAGTTTATACAGCTTCGTCGCGTCACCGCAGAAGTTGAAGATGGTGCCGCTGATGGAACGAACCGAAATAGCACCCTGTACGCGGGCCGTGACGGCAGACGCAGTGTTGGTGAACCCCGGAAAGGGCCGGAAGCCGTAGGAAGACGGAATGACGTTCAATGCTTCTGAGGAAACATTGGCGAAGTCTGCACTGTCAGGGAGCCACGGGGCCAGAGGTATCATCTACCACCCCGTATTGATATTGAACGTGTCAGGCGGCAGCATCGCCGGGACGCGCAGCAGCGTGTTCGGACGGCGGCGGCGGTTCTCAGCCATCATCTCCGCGAACGCTTCACGCTCAAGAGCCGCGCAACGGGCCGCAACTTCTTCCGAGGCGAGATAGTTCAGCGCAATACGCCGCTTGGCGCTCTGGCGAATGAGTTCTTCCGCATCCTCAGTCCATGCGTTCGTGTCGCCGTCAGCCGAAAGCGTGGCAAGGCGGTACACATAGGACAGCGTGACCGTGTAAATCTGGTCAGGGATGGGATAGAGCCGGATATTCTCTTTGTAGGCCGCGAACAGCACGGGTTCAGCGATGATTGATCCGTCCTGGCAATCGTCAATGGCCTGAAAAGCAACAGCGCGCATTGGCGACCTGACGTTGCCATCAGTCACGGTGGCGGAGTCGATCTGCACGATGTTGGGAATGTCTGCGAGGTCAGCCGAGGAATAGTATTCCTGCGAGGCTACCGTGGCGAACGTGGCGGTTTTCTGGTTGAACCACCAGCCGCGCCGCTCATACAGCTTGATGCTGTCCTGAATGGCGTAATTGATCTGGGCCGTGGAGATATCGCCGTCATTTGCCAGTTCGTCAGCAATGCGGGCTCTCATGTCGGAATATGATGGCATAGGCCCTCCAGCAAAGTGGAAGGGACAGGAGCCGAAGCCCCTGCCCCATCTTCGTTAGTTGTTGTGGAAGCGAGCCGCCAACTGCGGGCGGATCGTCTTGTAGCCATACAAAACGTCAAGGCGCGTGGGGAACTTGTCGTTGCTGATGTCGTACTGGCGAACAATACGCATCGAAACGCCGTCCATCACTTCGCGGGCTGCGAAGTCCACGCCCTTCGGCATCAGAAGGTCGGCAGTCGCAAACGCGAAGGCTTCCTTCTGGAACAGCAGCGAGGTGCCGACAGCGGTCGAGGCCGTACCAGCGAAGGTAACAGCCGCGTTATCAGCAGGCGAGCCGCTGACGTTCTGGGTGGCACCCGAGGTCACGATGGCAGGCGAGATCGGGAACGAGGTGGTCGTTGCACCCGAACCAATCACGAACTGCTGAAGGACGCCCGTGGAAACCTTGGTTTCCGGGTGGACCGAGAACACGCCAGCGATGGTGATAACGTCACCCTGCGAAGGAGCCGTGGCACCCGTGTCAACCACAAGGGTCGAACCCGTCTGCGTGGCACCGTTGACCAGATAGGCACCGTTCGAACCGCCACGAGTGTGCGACGGAATCATGGTGTTTTCCATCCAGTCGAAGCCAGCAGCGCGGCCCATGTAGCCTTCCTTGAACTGCTTGGAGATCGAGGTGCTATCGTTGAACAGCGACTTGGTGTCCTTCACAACGTCAGCCATCGCGCGCGGGTCCATGAGGGCCGTGCGGTCATTCGACGGGGTGAGAGAACGCTGGAGGATGGTACGGGTATCGAGGGCAAGGTTGTAGGTTGCCGCCGAAGCACCGTTCCAAGTGGACTGCCAGACGTCCTTGTACATAGACAGGGCGTCAGCTTCGATGTTGGCCGCAAGGACCGCCATCGCCGGATCAAGGATGCGCTTGGAGAAGTC